CCTGTAAGCGGTAATGAGATACCACCGGGAAGTATGGCTAACGAAGTACGTGATGATGTAGAAGCTAGACTTAGTGATGGCGAGTATGTAGTTCCAGCTAACGTAGTTAGATTTTTTGGTGTTAAGTTCTTTGAAGATTTACGTACACAAGCTATGCGAGGTTTAAGTGCAATGGAAGCTAACGGTAGAATAGGTGGAGAACCTGTACCTTCAGCTATGTCTATGCAAGATCAAATGGCACAAGGACAACCTCCTATTTCTGATGGCGAAATGGAAATGCTACAAAGTATGATGAACAAAGGCGGTTACATACAAGGTTATCAAACAGGTGGTACACCAGATTTTGAAAACCCTTCTAATTATCCATTTAACCCTTCTCCGTTTTCTACCGTAGGAGCTAGTTTTTTCTCCCCTTACAATCCTAATGTTACACCTGATCCTAATGTGCCAATACCTGAAGATCCCGGCCCTAACCCAGAGTCAGGCATTAGTTTTGTAACTATGGTTAATCCTGCTACAGGAGAAATACAAGTAGTACAATTTATGGGTGGTAATCCTGTTGATGCTAATGCGTATAATCAACTATTAAGTAATGGATTTTATGTGCAAGGAAGTCCGGAGTTAGCTGCATATAAACAAAAAATGGCAGAAGATAATAGAGAAGAGCCTGATACAACTACTCGTCCTCATCCTAGTGAAGCAAGCATAAGTCAGTTAGGACAATTAATAGCTGAATCTAGTAAAGGGGGAGGAAGTTTACTTGAAATGATTCCCGGTATTACAGGTGCAGTTACAGGTAAATTAGCTACAGATTATCGTAATGATATATCTAAAGCTTTAGCTAAAACAATCGCAGATACAAATCTTTCGGATGCTCAACGAAATGCTGCACAGCTATTACAAAATGTATGGACTAACGCAGACTTAAGTGCTAAACAAAGAAAAGACGCTATAGCTAAAGCAGGTATATTTAAACAACCTTCTATTAAAAATGCATTAGGAAAAAAAGCTGGCAAATATATGAGTGAAAATTGGTTTGGTCTTGCAACTAAAGAGCAACTTGAAAAACAATTTGGTAGTGAAAAAACAACAACAAAAGCAATGACCGATGCATTAAATCTTACAGAAAAGAAATTTAAAGCTGATGATGGTTTTTACGGAAGCAAAGATGATTTTAAAATAGACGATATAGATTATCGTTTCGGAGTTACAGGATCAGGTGGTGTAGATGGTGATTCTGGAGGTGAAACATTAGGTGAGTTTGGTGGTTCTGGTCCAAATGTAGATAGTTCTGGTAATATAACAAACGACAATAATGACACTAATAATAATAACACAAGCGGTGGATCTAACAATAATAATACTACTAGCAATAATACATATAGTGGAGGTAATCCTGAAACTGACTTTGCTCCGGGAGAAGAGTATTCTAGTTCTGGACCTACTATTGGATTTGGAGGTTTTAATATGAACAAAGGTGGACTATTAAAAAAACCTACTAAGAAGAAGACTAAAAAGAAGAAGACTAAAAAATACTAATCAACGATAAGGCGACCCGGTGATGCCACCGCCAACATAAAGGAATATAGAATGCCCGAACTAAACGTAATGGAATCCCCTAAAGTAGCTGGCTTTGTAGACAGTTCGCACTCAAATGCAAACAGACGCAGAGCAGACAAAGAAGAAAAAGAAATAGAAGAGCTTATGCAATCTCGACAAGAAGATAAAGAACAAGAGCAAGAGCAAGAAGTTGTCGTTGCTGAAGAAGCTACTAAAGAAGCTGCAGTCAAAGAAGACGATAAAGACTTAACACGAGAAGAGAAGACGTATAAGAAACGGTACGATGATCTTCGTAGACACCAAAACAAATTGGTTGAACAAGTTAAAACTTTAGAAGCTAAAGTAAACGACCCTGCATCTTTTGCTGCTCCTACTACAGAGGAAGAACTAGAAGCGTGGAAAGAAAAGTATCCTGACGTTGCTAACATTGTATCTACCTTAGCTAAAAAAGAAGCACAAGCTATGTACAATGCAGCAGATGAAAGATTGTCTCGTCTAGATGAGATAGCTGAACAAGCTAATCGTTCAAAAGCTGAAGCTGAGATACGAGCTATACACTCAGACTTTGACGAACTAAAAGAGAGTGACGCATTTCACGATTGGGTAGATGTACAACCTAAGTGGGTAAAAGATGCTTTATATGTAAACTCAGATGACCCAGCTTCAGTAGCAAGGGTGATTGATTTATATAAAGCTGACAACAACATAGTTAATAAAGGTAAGAAAGCTTCCGCTAAGAAAGCTGCCACAGCAATCGTCACTAAGAAAGGACGAACCTCTGTAGATGCAGAAGAGTCTAATGGAAGAATTACAGAGTCTGACGTTAATAAAATGTCAGCAGCAGAATACGAAAAGCGTTCCGATGAAATTATGGAAGCTATTCGAGGAGGGCGATTTGTCTACGATATGACAGGTGCAGCCCGATAAAAAAAAGTGTTGACAAAATTGTCGCACTTTGATATAACTAGTACTATCTATAAAAACGTAATGGCCCTTAGAAATAAACTACCCATAGTTTTTATAATTCATCAAGTCTAAACTATAATATAAGACCTACCTGATGCAGAAGGCCCACTGTAAAGTAAGATTAGCTAGTCTGCTTTACATTGCACCCTGAAGGATCGGCCTCTTGTTAATACCGTTTAGCTTTATTTGTAAGCCAAACATCCATAGGAGGAATTTAATATGGCTTTTTCATCAGCGGCAGGGTACGGAAATCTGCCAAATGGAAACTTCTCTTCGATTATCTATTCGAAGAAAGTACAGGTTGCTTTTCGCAAGTCAACCGTAGTCGGAGATATTACAAACTCTGATTACTTCGGGGAAATTGCGTCACAAGGTGATACTGTTAAAATAATCAAAGAACCTGAAATCTCAGTTAAGGCATATGCTCGTGGTACAACTATTCTACCACAAGACCTTGATGATGAGGACTTCTCGTTGACAATCGACAAATCAAACTATTTTGCTTTTAAGATTGACGACATTGAAGAGGCACACAGCCACGTAAACTTTATGCAACTTGCTTCTGATAGAGCAGCGTATCGTTTGGCTGACCAGTACGACCAAGATGTATTGGGATACTTGTCAGGTTTTAAACAATCATCAATCCACGGATCACCAGACACAGTTAACGCAACTGTAAATGGTACTGTGGCAGTTTCAACTGCAGGAACAGATGAACTTCTTTCCAGCATGAAACTAGTAAAAGGTGACTTCGGTAACATTACTACTAGTTCAGCAGGGACTCACTCGATTCCTCTGACTCCACGTATGCCGGGTGCAACATCCTTGCCAACAGCTACAGCCTCACCAATGATGGTTGTGTCTCGTATGGCTAGACTACTTGATCAACAGCAAGTTGATTCAGGTGGACGTTGGTTAGTTGTAGATCCTGTGTTTATGGAAATGCTACGTGATGAGGATTCTCGTCTTCACAATGCAGACTTTGGAGCATCAGGAAGTATACGTAACGGCTTAGTTGTTAACAACTTAGGTGGTTTCAGAGTATACAGTTCAAGCAATCTACCAGCAGTTGGTACAGGTCCGGGTACTTCAGGTACAGCGAACCAAATTGCTAACTACGGTGTAATTGTAGCTGGACATGATTCTGCTGTTGCTACTGCAGAGCAGATCAATAAAACCGAATCATATCGTGACCCTGACAGCTTTGCTGACATTGTTCGTGGTATGCACTTATATGGTAGAAAGATACTTCGTCCTGAAGCTATCGTTACTGCCAAATATAACGCAGCATAAGGGGAGATTAAAAAATGGCTACTATAACATCACTTTTACTTCCTGCAACAGGTAACTCCAACAGAGGCCGTATGCCTTATCAAGTTGAGTTAAGTATTGACCTGACTGCACAGGCTATTGATTGTTCTTCTGGTGACGTAGTACAATGTATTACACTACCAGCGAATACTCATATCCTTCATGCTGGTGTTCAAGTTGTAGAATCTGCAACAATGGACACAGGTACAAATGCTACTATAACATTGGGTGCAGCAGACGCTGACGAATATGTTACAGCATTTGATATTGATGGTGCGTCAGACTTGGCATATGCTCCAAGCGTTACACCTTCAGCAGAAGTTGTTCTGTCTTCAGCAGACACACTAGACCTGACTTTTGCAGGTGACGGTGCTACCTTCTCAGCAGGTAAACTTAGAGTTTACGCTCTATTGATGGACGTTTCCGAACAAGGAAGCTCATCAGCTAATGAAGTCGATAGAGACACATTAGCATAATATAATAAATAGGGAGGCTGGGTAATCTGGCCTCTCTAACTTTATAATATAGTGAAAGAAATTTAAATGGCAGAATCGTATCTAACTTTAACTAATAAAGTTCTTGCAAGGCTAAATGAAGTTGAGTTAACTAGTTCAACTTTTACTTCGTCTAGAGGTATACAAACACAAGCTAAAACTGCTATTAATGAAGCTGTAAGATACATAAATCAAAGAGAACACAACTACCCTTTTAATCATGCAACTGCTAGTCAAACTTTAACTGCAGGTGTTGTACGTTATTCATTACCTGCAACAACTAAAGTTGTAGATTACAATACATTTAGAATAGTAAAAGATAGTGACTTGGCAGTTAGTGGAGGCCAACTTTCTATCTTAAATTATAATGATTACATAAGTAGAGCAGTAGAACAAGAAGACGAAATAAATACTACAACTACAAGTACTACACATACTGATAGTGTAACAACTATAACTGTTGCAAGCACAACAGACTTTGACAGTGCAGGTACATTGTTTATAGGTAACGAGCAGATTTCATACACTGCTATTGGTTCTAGTACTACATTTACAGGATGTACTAGAGGAGCAAACAGTACAACAGCAGCGTCAATAGCTAGTGG